AGTTTAGAATTTGCAAAAGAAGGATTGGGCGCTTATTTAGATTTAGCACAAATTGGATTAGAAGGATTAGTTGGTGATTCAAATGCTTTACAAAGAATCCAAGAACAAGGAAATAAATTAACACAAGAACGCATATTAAAAGAAAAGGGTTTGTTTGGGTTATCCGGTTCTGTTTTAAGTGAATTAGAAAAACAGGGTAAAAGTACAAAACGCCAACTTACTTACAGTGAAATATTAAAGAAAATTCAGGCTGATATTTTGGCTAGAGAAAAAGCAACAACAAAAGAAAAAAGAGCACAACAGGAATTAGAAAAAAAGAAGGCTGAATTATCAGCCATGTTTGATCTTGATCGCATTAACCTACAAGCGGCGTTGAGCCGTAAATTAAATGGTGAAGATGAGTTGCGTGTAAAGATATTGCAGAAATTAGCAGATGGCACTAAAGCCGCAGTTGATGAAGCACAACGCTATGCTGATGTATTAAAAGTTATTGAAGATGGCCAAATCACTACTGGTGAAATTGAAATGTTGGCTTCTAAATGGGGCATTACAACAAAAGAAGTTGAATTATATTTGAGAAAATTATTTGATGCTAATGAAGAACTACGCAAAATGTTGGCTTTATTAGATGAAATTAAGAAAAAACAAGTAACGCAAGCCATACAACAAGTGCAGGCAACTACTCAAAGAATTGATAATTTTATTTATACAACCGCACTTGAAAGCACTAGGGCATTAAATACAGATATTTCAAAATTCTTATCTCAATTTAATGATGCGCCTAGAATGGCTGATGGTGGAATTGTTACCCAACCTACTTTTGCTATGATTGGCGAAGCCGGCGCAGAAGCGGTTGTACCATTAGATAAAATGGGTGGCATGGGTACAAATGTAGTAGTTAATGTAGCCGGATCGGTTATCTCTGAAGGTCAATTACAATCTGTAATTCAAGATGCTTTGTATAACTTAAACCGATCAGGTGCGGTAACTCAATTAACTAACTTAGGAAGATAATGCCAGCCGCAATATTTAGGGCTGAGATTGACTTCTCCGGCGGTGCTTCATTTGATCCAGCGTTAGTATTAGATGATCCTTCAACGCCGCTAGATTTTTCAGTTTTGGGAACGGCGGCGGCTGATGTTGTAGACATAACATCTTTAGTAACTCAATGTTACATACGCCGCGCTTTTAATAGATCATCAGATTCTTTTATTGGCGGTTCTGCACGCATTACATTTGTTGATGAAACCGGTGAATTTAATCCAGCCAATACCGGTTCTTCTTTGTATGGCAAAATTAAACCCATGCGTAAGATTCGCTTTACGGCAGACTATTTAGGCATTACATATAACTTAGGTTCTATGTATGTACAAGAATGGAATTATCAAAGCCCTACCGGATTTGATCCAGCCTATGTAACTTTGGCATGTGTAGATGGATTTCAATTATTAAACTTATCTACAATTACATCAGTTAGTGGTGGTAGTGCAGGACAAACTACCGCACAAAGAATTACAAGTTTGTTAGATGCCGGAGAATGGCCGGGGGGTATGCGTGATATATCTACAACCGCAACCACAACAGTGCAGGCAGATACCGGTAATTCAAGGTCATTGTTAGCCGCATGCCAGGAAGTTGAAGGTACTGATCTAGGTGCGTTTTATATGGATCAACGCGGTTTTGCAAAATTTATGTCACGCACCGACATCATAACTCAATCAGGTGGCACTGTAACAGCCTTCAGTGATGTGCCAGGATCAGGTGATGTTACATATCAGGCGGTACAGTTTGATATTTCAGATTATCAAATGATTAACAAAGTTACAGTTACACCAACCGGGTTGCCGGGTCAAACTGCCAGTGATACGGCCAGCATTGATGATTACTTTCAACATAGCCGTTTAAGAACTGGCATTATGCAAACAGAAGCGGATGCCCTAAGTCAAGCACAAATGATTATTGCTTCCCGAAAAGAACAGGGTGTGGATATACAGTTAAATTCATTAACAGTTGATGCCTTTGGTGAGGATGATCCTAGCCGGGTTGTAGCCGCTTTAAATTTAGATATGTTTGACCCAATAGAGGTAACTCAAACCCTACCGGCAGGCAATGTGGTAACAGATAGCGTAATTGCAGGATTGACCTATGAAATAACACCTAAATCTTTTCTTGTAACCTTTACATGCGCTCAACCTTTTGCCGTTGGGATTGTGTTAAACTCAATTGTTGATGGAATCCTTAATGAAGATTCTTTGGCTTATTAGGAGTGTGTAAATGGCAAAACAATCGTTTAGTGTAGGCCAGGTTTTAACGGCCAATCAAATGTTATCGCTTCAGCAAACTGCAATGTTAGGCGGATCGGCTACCGCTAAAACTGCAAGTTATACATTAGTTGCCGCAGATGCCGGTACTGTTGTATCAGTTAATAGCACAAGCGCAACAACTATTACAGTTAATACCGGATTATTTTCAGCCGGCGATACTGTCACAATTCAAAACTGGGGATCAGGTGCGGTAACAGTTACAGCCGGCACTGCAACAGTAAATACAGCCGGTAGTTTAATTGTGCCACAATATGATGGTGGAGTTTTATATTTTACAAGCGCAAGCGCGGCAATTTATTTTGACTTTGTACAGGCCGGTGCAGTTTCACCATTAACTACTAAAGGCGATCTTTACACATTTGGTTCTAGCGACACCAGAATCGGCGTTGGCGCAAACGACACAATTTTAACTGCTGACTCATCAACCGCAACAGGATTAAAATGGGCTGCTCCTGCTGGTGGTGGTGCTAATTATTCTTTACAAAATTCTGGTGGAACAAGTTTATCAGGTTCAAGCACATCAATTACTGGCATAAGCGGAAAAGACAAAATTGCAATTTTCATTACTGGTATTTCAGGATCAACAGCGCCAACAATGAGAATTAGATTGAACTCCGATAGTGGTTCAAAATACATATCAACAGGTATGGAAATCAATCCTGCTAATTTAGGGGCAACTTACACACAGACAAATTTATCTAATATCTTTGAAGGTCGTTCTTTTAACTTTGCAAGCAAGGGAACTAGTTGGGGATTAGGTTATCCAGGTGACGCAACTGCAAACGGTGCAATTTTTATGAGAATTGAAGGCTGTAACAGTTCTGGAACAAAAATAATGTCCAGCGTTGCATCCTATGGAACAGGCGGTGTGAGTGCTGCTTTTCATACTGTTTTGGGTGGTCTTTTTGATGATTCTTCTACTATTTCATCTGTTCAAATTGAATGTTCATCTGGCACTTTTGATGCAGGAACAATTTTTGTTTATACAAGCGCATAAGGAGATAATGTGAAAAAAGTAATTAAAGAATATAATATCCAAACAGGTGAAGAAACTATTATTGAACGAGATGAAACAAAAGAGGAAAAAATAGAACGAGAAAATTATGAAATAGAATTAGCAAAAAGACAAGCAGAAGCAGAAACGGCAAAAGCCGAAGCCGAAGCAAAGGCGCAAGCCAAAGTAATTGCCGAAGGTAAGTTAGTCGCGCTTGGTTTAACTACCGATGATCTAAGGGCTTTAGGTTTATAGCACAATCTTGAGGGATTGTTTTAAATAATTAAATGGCAACAATTAGAGAACTTACCAGCCCTAATGGTTGGCCGGCTAGTGAAGATCGTAAAGCACTGGGCATTGAAACTTTTACAGTGCCAGGCACAAAGATTAGGTTTGCATGTGCCAAAGCCGTTGCGCCAATCCTGGTAAGTTTTGCTAAAGATTTTCATGAGTTAGTTGAGCCAATAGATGAAGGCCAACTAGATGATTGGGGTTATGCCTTTAGGCAAACCCGGGGATCAGATAGAATTTTAAGTAACCACGCATCCGGCACGGCCATTGATTTAAATGCAATTAAACATCCTTTGGGCAAGTCAAATACATTTAATAAGGATCAGCGTAATACAATTAACCTACTCATAACTAAATATGGTTTGACCTGGGGTGGTAATTACAAAAGGCGTAAAGATGATATGCACTTTGAGATTGCGTTAGATCAGAATAAAGTTAAACAAAAAATAAAAGAGTTAGGATTAAAATGAAGTTAGATAATAAGAAAAAAGAAATTTTAAAGTCTTATTTAAGAAGCCTTGCCGCCGCAACTATTACAACTGCATTGGCTTTGGTTGCCGATTGGTCACCTGAATATGCCGTTCTTGCCGGCGCGATTGTTGCACCTTTGGCACGCTATTTTGATCCTAAAGATGACAAGTTTGGCATCAATAGTAAATGACCATGAATGACATCCTTGCATTAGCGGTATCAACTGTAACAATTGTTGGTTCGCTAGTGGCATCAGTGCGTTGGCTAACTAAACACTATCTAAGTGAGTTGAAGCCTGACAATAATGGCCGGCATAACTTAGAAGGCCGGGTATCACGCATTGAGGAAAAAATAGACACGCTATACGAAATCCTTATATCCAGGAAGTAAGTCAGCCTTATCCCCTACCCTATGGCCATGAAGATGTGCGTGGTTGTACCCAGTAGGGGCAGGCCTGAAAATGCGGATCGCCTGGCCAAAGCCTTTAAAGATACTAATACAGAAGCCGATCTATATTTTGTAATTGATAATGATGATCCGAAATGGGATGAATATGCTAAAAACAAAAATCTACAATTACTACCTGCCGATAATAAAACAGGCGGTTGTGCTAACTCTCTTAATACCGGTGCGGTTTATCTTTTGGATTTTTCTAACTATCCTTTATATGATTATTTTGTTTTCATGGGTGATGATCACTTACCTAGAACCCAAAACTGGGATCAAGCCTTTATTCAAGCGTTAGGCATTAACACCGGCATTGTTTATGGTGATGATTTATTGCAAGGCGCAAACCTACCAACAGCCTTTGGTATGAGCCGGGATTTAGTAGTTGAGTTACAGGGCATGACATTCCCAGGTTGCGTACATCTATTCTTTGATAACTTTGTAAAACAATTAGGTTTAGATTTAAACTATTTAAAGTATTTACCTGATGTAATTATTGAGCATCTACACCCAGTAGCAGGCAAGGCTGAGATGGATGAAGGGTATGCCAGGGTTAATCAACCTAAGTGGTATGAAAAAGATTTACTGGCATTGCAACAATATTTAGCAAGCGCGGATTATGCAGAGTTGGTAAGAAAATATAGATGAACATACTTATTACTGGATCACATGGCTTTGTTGGCCGCGCCTTTAGGCGTGCATTACCTAACGCTAATCTAACTTTAGTTGATCTAAAAGCCGGTGTTGATTGTCGTAAATTCTTTCAATTAGAGAATAAGCAATACGATTTAGTAATACATCTAGCCGCATTAGTTGGTGGCCGCATGATGATTGAAAATGAACCATTGGCTTTAGCCGTTGATCTTGCCATTGATGCTGAGTTTGCTACCTGGGCTATGCGAACTAAACAGCCTTATGTTGTGTACTTCTCATCATCAGCCGCTTACCCAGTTGATTTACAAACCCTGGCAAAAAAGAAAAAGTTAAAAGAGAAGGATATAAATTTTAACAAAATAGGTAAGCCTGATATGACCTATGGCTGGACAAAACTAACCGGTGAAATGCTTATGAATTACTTACGCGAAGAAGGCACAAAGGTATTAACCCTTAGACCATTTAGCGGATATGGCACGGATCAAGATTTAGATTACCCATTCCCATCAATCATTCAGCGTGCGATTATGAACGCT